AGGATTCAAGTTGTTTTCAGAGCCATCTCCAGATGTAGTTGGAATGCAGTTAGGTGCTTCAAAAGGTGGTTTTTTATATAAAGACACATCTTCATTAGAGAAAGAGCTAGGAGCATATCCTTTTGCTCTTTTAACATTCACACATCTTATAGGATTTAAGTCGTCTGTCCAAACAAGTAACTTCTCTTTATTAAAAGAGTTGTATATAACATTTATTCCAGTAACGTAATATTGAGGGTCAAAGTTTAAAACATTTTCACCTAAAGGTCTATTATCTTCAAGAACAACACTTGTTATAAATGTATCTTCGTTATATTCTAATACCAAATTTTTTGAAGGAGAGTAGACAAGCCAATAAATGCAAGAGTTAGCCTCATCTGGAATAGAGCCAATACAGAAAGAGTTTTCTGGCAATTCATAGTTTGAGATAAACTCAAGGCCGTAAACATTCTGTACAGAACCGACTTCTTGTCCTTCCGTATTAGATACAATTACATTTAACGCGTCAATATACTCTCCATCGGGAATAAGCCTAGGGTCTAAATCCTTATTCATCTTCCCTTGAACAAAATGTCTTTTTAACTCCATTATTTAATCCAGTTTGTTTGACTTCTCATTGATTGTAACAACTCATCGTATCTAAGATTCATCAATCTTATCTTTGTGTTGTTTCTGATAGCCTTAAATTCGTCTTTTGCTCTTCTAACTGCGTATTCTTGAATACCAACCTTATTAGTTAATATCTCTAGTTTAATAAAGTGGTATAAGTATTTTTCTGCAAGCTTGTTAACTTTCATTTCACTTTCTCCTAAATCAGAAAGACCATCAGATATATACTCAATAACTATGGTTTTATCTTGAAGTTCAGAACTGAATCTTATGATACCCTTGTCTTTTTCTATCATAAAACTACCATTTCTATTGGCTTTCTTTCCATCCATACCAAATCTCGCACCATACAAGTAACCTTGACCAGCCTCAAATGGATAACCAAGTTCAAAAGATGTAGTATTGGCATTTACAAGAGGAGATTGTTGTTGTAATGTTTCAGACAAAGGAGTTCCTTCTAAAGCATCTCCATCATTATCAAACATTATGTTGTAGTTATTATCTTGTAAATAGGCTACAGAAATGGCGTTGCTATTGTTTTTAATCAATGGTCTAAAGTTACCGTTTTCATCAACATAGCTTATTCTTACATAGTTGATATAATCTTTTGGAAGAGCCATTTTTAAGTCTTGCGGAACATCAAGCTCCAAAGCCTTTACTTCTTTTCCAGCATCATAGTTCAACTCTTGAAGACCTCTCTTAGCGTGAAATATAACTTCGTATCTTTTGCAGTCATTGATGACTTTATCGTCACCAACGTACATAAGATAGAAGTTGTTTATAACATCTTTTAATAACAAATATTGGTATTCACCCCAGTTATTTTCATCTTCGTAATATTGCTCGTCTGTAAGTTGCGCCATTATTGTGTTCTATTAGTTATTATTTCTTGCTCTTCAATCATTTTTGCAGCAGCAACAATTTCCTGCTCTCTAATATTTAAACCAGCATATCTTAAAATGTGCATAGTTATCTCCATTTTATCATCGTGACCAATCTCTAAATCTTGGTAGTTAGGGTCTGAAGGATTAAATACAGCATCTTCTCCAACAACGAAGTAAGTCCAATTCGGGTCTTTAGGTAATCTAAAATAAATCAAATCAACCTCATCTATCGTTTCTGGATATACTTTGTATGTTCCATCATACTTAACGTAAGCAGGATATAATAAAGAAGGAGCCGTTAAGTTGCTATCTAATAAAAACCAAAGTTTATCTCTACCTATATTTTCAATCTCTCTGTTATTATAAAGAAGATTTATTGTAACGTAGAAATCATTAGGCTCTTCAAAAACACCGTTATTATAAACCAATGCAGTTGGTGGAACAATAAACTTGTCCAAGTTCTCTTTGGTTTTCTTTAATATCTCCTTTTCATTAACACGAGACTCTCTGGCAACAGACGCTCTATTGTACGTATGGAAGTATCCATCCACAATCTCTTGTTGAGCTTGTTTAGCAAAGGCATTAAATTCTAATGGTGTTATATAACCTCTACTTTCTTTGTTTAAGATGAAGTGAACAAGGTTTCTGATGTCGTTTAACATAATGTCAAAATTTATGCAAATTTACAAAAAAAAAGCACCCTGTTTCCAGAGTGCCTAAAAATGAAAAAAATGTGCAGATTATAGTTGTTCACTGATTTTAGCAATAACATCCATACCTTCATCGGTAATAAAGAATGTAGCTAAAGCAGAGTAAACATTTTCTCCAAATGGAACGGTTATAATTTTACCTCCATCTTTAGCCCAAGATACATTTCTACCATCTTTGCTGATTTTGATAATACCCATATCAACAGCTCTTACGGCAATGTTTCTGAACTTAACAATATCGTCGTCAATTAAAGCCATAAACTCCTTTGGGTTTTTACGCGCATAGACCATCAAATCACGACGTAATTCAGACGAAGTGAGTCTATCTACCTTATTCTTGAAAACAACTCTTCCTACAGCCTCTAAATCCTCGATAGGCATATCTTTAACTTGAATCTGAGCTTCTAAAACCACCAACTCTTCGTCGTAGTCTTTTTGTGCTTTCTGTTCTGGGTTAAATTCGTAAAAGATTTTACCGTTGTCTGGGTGGTAAATAGATAAGAACTTCTGTAACTCTACGTTCTCTTTCTGAACCATAAGTTTTCCGTTCTCCATAACAATCTGTGTTGTTACAGCATAACCATCCTGTTCGTCTAAGAAAACAGATGATTGATTGTCGCAATAACGTAAAGCACGATTCTTTGAACCATCAAAATACAAAAGTGGTTTTGAAGGTGCGTGTTTAGAACGAATTGCGTAGGTGATAGGAGTAGCATCTCCCTTTAAGATGTAAGTTCTGTCTTTGAACTCAAAAGTTTCTTCGGTTGGTCTTTCAACAACCTTTGGTTTTCTTGCTGCCATATTAAATTAAATTAAAAAATAACGCTGCAAATATACAAAAAAAAAGAGAGGCGTAAACCTCTCTTCTTCTATAGTGTAATTACTATTATTTCAACAACATAAAGTTGTTAGCACCAAGAGTAATTAAAGCACGCTCTGACAAGAAGTGAACTGCCATAGCATCCAAATCTGTGTTAGAAGCACCACCAGCAGAACCTACAACCCAAGATTTGTACTTACGGTCTTCAGTTTCTGATTTACGGTAACGTACGTGTAAGAATGGGCGTTTAGCGTTCTTACCGATTACTTGGTCGTAAACAGTAGTTGTACCAGCAGGAACTAAGATACCATCGATATCAGTAACGTAACCACGAGTAGTAGCATCGTTCAAATATTTCCAGTCAGACTTGTAGAAGTCGTATCCTAAGTTGAATCCTTTGAATCCTAAGTTTAAAGCCATATTCTCATCGTTATCAAACAAACCGTAAGAAGCCAATGCAGTGTTAGCGTTAGAGATAGAAGCCAAAGTTTTGTCAATCTCGAAAGATGTTTTACGATTTACGAATAAAACATTTTCTTGGATAGCACCTTCTTTGTCAAGGATTTTGATGATGTTCTCGATGTCTTCACGCTCAGTGATAGCACCAGTACCTACATTACCACGATTTTGAACTTCGTAGAATAAACCTTTAGTACCTTTGTATCCAGCAGTAGCAGCAGCAGAACCAGCTTCAGCAACTTCACCTTCAACCATAGCCATTTCAAGGTAGTCTTCAAAACGTAAACGAGTTTCGTGTTCTGATTTCAAATACCACAAGTAACCTGTAGCACCGTTTTCAGTTGTAACTTCAACCCATCCGATTTGAGCCATATCAGAACCATTAACTTGGTATTTGTCTTTGATAATGATAGGGTTGTTTTCTAAAAATTCAGATTCAGCTTCTAAAGAACCTTCCATTCCGTTAGTTCCTTTTTTGAACTCAGAACCATAAACGAAGATTTTTAAAACGCTAGCACCATCAGTAATACCAATAGAATCTAAATCTGCATCAGCGTAAGGAGCTACAGTGATTGTAACACCATCGTTATCGATAGCAGTAACGATTGCTTTAGCAACAACACCATTAGATGTATCACTAACAACGATTGTTTGGTTTAAACGAACAGCGTGAGGAGCGTCAAACTCAATCTCATTAACATCAGTTAAAGTACCTGTTCCAAAAACGTGTAAACGACCTTGCTCTGACCATTTGATTAAGTCAGAAGTAGAAGGCATTTCAGCTCCAACCATACGAAGGAATGAAGCAATAGAGCGATTACCGAATCTTTCAAATTCTTTCTCGTACAAATCAGGTAATTCGTGAGATAAGAAGTCAAAAGTTCCAATGTAGTTTGTAGATAATACAGACTTGCTTGGGGTTGGTGTCAATAAAGGCGCACCAGAAATCGCATTAGACGTAAAATTTGCGGTTTGTAAAGCCATTTTTAAAGTGTGTTTTTTTTGTTAATTTATCGTTTTCTAATTTTTAAACCACCCTCAAAAGAATCGTCTTGTATCGCTCTCATTCTTGGCTTATCGTTAGCAGAAACTTCTTTGTTCTCTCTAACATTCATATCTAGGTTTTTGATATCCTTGATTACACCTTTCGTTGCGTCAGCTTTTCCTTGTTCGTAGAAAAACTTAGCGAATGAATCTGGATTCATAGCCATAGTTAAGGCCTTATGATAAGAGTGAGCGTCTTTAAGATAACCGTTCTCGTCTAAATGCTTTTTGATAAAGTTAGTTACATCAAGGTTTGCATTTTTGACATCTTGAACATTTTCTGGTTTGTAATCAATCTTACTATCTCCTAAATCAAATTCAAAACCTTTGAATGAGTTAAAGAAAGATTCAGTTTTTTGAACAAACACAGAAGAGCGTTCTTGCTGACGTTTTTCCTCTTCTTTTAAGTTGGCAGTATATTGTTTGTAAGCTGTAAAGGCTTCTTTCTCATCATCAGGAAGGTTGGCATTAGACCCTAATGAAACCTTAAACTCCTCTTTTTTTGAGTTTAAAAAACCTCTTGCTTCAAACAATTCTTCTTTTAAAGCAACTTTTTTACTCTTAATATCTGACTCGGATTCAACATCCTCATCATAACCATATTTAGAATCAATAAGATAATCAATATCTTCTTCATCCAAATGTGGTTTTTTCATTTTATAATACTCTCTAAGAACTTGTTCATCGGATTCTTTATTCCAGTCCTTATTGATTTTAATGTAATTCTCTACACCGTACTCCATAAGATTTTTAATATCCTCTGGCACTTCTTGTGTTTTGAAAACCTCATCAATACTTGACAACTGTTTTTCGTACTTTGTATTTAAGTAACTTAAAACCTCGTCGTCTGTAAACTGAACACTTTGTTGTTCTTCACTCTGTTCTTCTTGGTTTTGCTCGGCTACTGATTGGCCTTGCTCAAACTCTTCTTGAATACTTTGTTCCTGTTCTTGAACAGACTGTTGTTCTTCAGAATCAACAACTCTAAATTTCAATCCTTCCATCTTTATTAAATTAAATTTTTTGCAAAATTACTATATTTTTTTTTAATCAATAGAAAACAAGTCATCTAAGCCTCCTAAACTGTCTTCTTCATTGAAGTCGATAGGGTCTAAATCCTGACTTCTCTGTTTAATCATTTTAGATTGTTGTGTTGCTTGAATCTTTGTTCTATCATCTTTTCTATCTTCTTTCATCTTCTCAATCTCTGTTTTAGCTTCAACTGTTTTACCAGCTACACCAAGATTGATTTGACCTTGAAGATTGATTAACTGAGTTTTAAACTGGAACTCTCTCTCCATTTTCTCCATAGCCATTTGGTGTTCCATTTGAGCCATCTGAGCATCCATCTGACCTTGCAGTTGAATTATTTGAGCTTTAGATTGAGATTGAGATTGAGCCAAAGAAGCTTGTGCTTGAGCTTGTGCTTCATAGTTTTGTTTGTTTCTTTCGGCATCTTTTTCTTCTTTCTTCTTCTTTTTGAACTTCAACAATTCAGCCGCAACTTTTATATTCTTTACTGAACGAATATCAATAGCGTCATCAATATCAATTTTACCAGCAGAAATAGCAGTTTGAATGTTTTGTTCTAACACTTGTTGCTCTTCTTCATCAGGTGTCATCTCAATATAAATACCAAAATCGTAAAATGGTAAATCAAGAATCTGGTCTAAAATATCAATTGAGTTCTGACCTATCATATTAGCGAAGGTTTCTTTCATATCAGAAAACTCTAAAACGTCTGCCATTCTGTAGCAAAGACACTCGCTAAGTCTTTCAGCTATAAATAAACCACTTTCTAAAACGTGTTTAGTTGCAGTATTACTATTTAACGCTGCTAATTTTTGAAGACCAACCAATGCAAACTGGTCTGGTTTTGAACCATCTCTAGCTTCATTCAATCCTGTAACATCACGCATCATATTTAAGTGGTGATTATACATATTCAATAATGAGCTTATTTTTGCGTTAGCACCTGATGAGGTTAACTCTTGAATAGGAACTCTTGCGTTATTGAACTCTCCATCTTCCGTATAACTTCTACCGATAACACTACCTGTTTGGAAGTATAAATTCAAAGCGTCTTCTGGAGTATATGAGTTTCCATTTCCAAGATTAATAGCGTTAAGACCATCTACATCAAGGAATACACCATCTGGCTTCATACCAGCGATAACTTGCTGAATCTTTAAGTGCGTTAATTGTATTTGGTCTGCAATAGGAATCATT